CGCTGCCCCCACCGGATCCGGAGATCTTGAACCACAGAGCCGTCGGGCAGGCCACAAACACCGGCGCCGCGGCCGCCGCATAGAGGACGTCACGCTCGGATTGATCGGTCACGACGTGTATCAGCTTGTGCGCGATCGCCTCTGCATAGGCAGAAACGTCCGCAGGGTCAAAACCCCGTCGGTGGTTGCCGGTATCGGGTCTGCCCCGAAGGTTGTCAACGCTGAGCCCATATCCCCCGCCTCAGTTGTAGATCCGGACGTCGCCGGCCATCTCGGCCATGACCATGAATTCCTCGGCCTTGTCGGAGTAGATCCCGAATCCCGCCGCCGAGCCGGCATCGAGCATGGCGATGATCGTGTCCGGCACCTGCCACCAGGCCGACTGGCCGATCGCCAGCGGCGTTCCGGCGTAGGGGCCGGCGACGAACGACAGGCTTGTGCCCTGCACGTTGTCGTCGTGGGCGTAGATCCACGGGATCACCGGCTCGTCCAAGCCCCACGGCTCACCGCCACGCTCAATCCGGAGCTCCATGCTCTTGACGGTCTTGGCCTGCACCGCAGTGGTGAGGTCGGTGCTGTAGTACCAGGCGCCGCGCCACTCGCCGGACCCGAACAGGCCGGTCACCGACTCGATGCCCTGCGCCGGCCGGCCGGAGAAGGCATGGTTCCAGCTGTTGGTCTGGAAGGCCCGGTCGAAACTTGCCGGCACGATCGCCTGCGGGGTCGTGAGGGTGTTGTCGGCAGCGAAAGCAGTGCCCTGGATGTAGATCTGGCCGGGCCTCACCTTGACCGATGAGGACGTCGCCCAGTCGCCCCCGACCGGGCTGCCGTTACCCCAGGAGATATTCGGCACCGCATTGACCTCGGCGGCCAGCTGGCCCATCACCACCCAGTGGATTCCGTCGCTGCGGACCATCACCACGTCGCCGGTCTTCCGATTGGTGTAGCTCGCCAGCGCGTCGATGCCGGCGTGGTCGGCGCCGAGGTAGCGCAGGTCGACCGTGCCGTCCCCGTTGACCCCGGTGACCACTGCGCCGTAGAAGGTCCGCTCCTGGGGACCCCCGCCGGACGCGGCGTTCACGAACTTGTCGAGGCCGCTCATGCCGTGTCCTCCACCTCAACGAAGGCCTCCGGGCCCTGGGCGCGCATCTGCATGCCGGTGGAGGCGTCCTCGATGGAATACGACACCGATTCGAGGATGAAGTTCTGCAGCTTGTTGGACCCGTCCGGGATCAGCGAGAGGCAGTCTCCGGCGTCCAGCGTCGGATTGAAGATCGAGGTGATGGTCACCGATCTGCGGGCTGCCAGGGACAGCGCCAGACGCTTCCTGCCGACCTGCTCGCAAGCCTTGGTGGTCTTCAGCAACGGGTTCTGGTAGTACCCGGGCACGATTCCGAACCCCGCGGAATCCCGCGCGAAATACTTGATCGGATTCACGCCGGCGTAGGTGTCGCTGTTCCTGGAGGTGTCCCAGACGTGCACCGGGCCGATGTTCTTCTTGGTTCCGCCGGGCTCGGCCCACACCGTCCAGACGTTCTTCATGTTCTCCCGGGACAGCAGCGTCTCCGAGCTGACCTTGACTCCGGCATCGACGGTGATCTCCCACACCGGATCGACGGTTTCGACCGGCGTCGGCGCCACCACGAACTGCCCGACCCGATCGCAGAAGCAGTCGGCCGCCAAGCTGTTCGTGATCGACTTCGCATCGCCGTCGCCATCGATCATTCCCCAGCGGTCCCGCTCGACCGTCACCTTCGTCATCGGCCCCGACGCCTCTTTGACCAGCCAGACCACCGGAACGTTCGGGATCGACTCCCGCAGCAGCTTGGTCAGCGTGGTCCGCCGGCTGTCGGACTTGCTCAGCGGCAGCGTGCGCGGCACGTGAAAGGTGTGGTCCCGGACAACAGCCTCCAGGCCGTCCAGGGTGAAGGTCGTGAACGGGGTGCTGATCTTCATGTCGTAGACCCGGTAGACCCCCATCGGGATCCGCCACCAGGCCGAACGCACACCCTTGATCTCCAGGTACGCGCGCATCCAGGTCGTCTTGTTGTTGATCCGATCATCGACGTTGATCGCCGAGCAGGTCGCGGCCCAGCGGACCTGTGCGGTCAGATCACAGGTGAAGGTGGAGTCATAGGCGTCGATGCTCCCGCCGACCGTCAGAAAGCGGTCGTTGGACCACTCGATGACAACGCGACGCTTGGTCACGCTGTTCAGCGAGTTGATCACATACGGCGGGACCTGGAACATCAGGTGACCGCCGAGAAGGTGAGCTGGTCGTAGGTCTGGGAGGTCAAACCGGAATCGGCATAGGTGGTGTATTGCCCGGCCAGCCAGGCGTAGTCGCGGAGCGGAATGAAGTTCGGCTGGCCGAACGTGTCCGGCCGCTCGACCTCCTGGAAGTCGATGATGAAGACCTTCTCGACGTCGCTGTGCTTCCCGACGTTGTTGATCGTGTAGCCGGTGACGGTGGCGTAGAACGGCGTCCGGTTGTACTGGCCGGGAGGCTGGATATAGAGCACCGCCTCGTCCAAGATCGCGATCAGCGACTTCATGTCGGCCACCGTCAGCGTGTTCAGCTGGTACTGCCCCGACAGTGAGTACGCGCTCGAGATACCGCCGGCGGGCTTGCCGTCGGTCTGCTTGTTGACGAAGGTGGCCTGACGGCTCTTGGAGATCGACTTCTGATTGACCGTCAGGTACAGCAGCAGGCCCGGTGTCTCGACCGACTTGATCAGATGCGACGGCAGCACCGTGAGGTCCCGATCCTCGATGGTGAAGTCGACGCTGCCCGTCTCGGCGCCGAAGTACAGCGGCGTCGGATGCTTCCACTCGGTGTCATAGACCGGCTGCGCGGTCCAGAGCGTCAGCTGGCCAGGCGTCAGCTCGTCATCGAAGGCATAAGCCACACCCTGGATCGCTTCGGCAGGATTGGCGCCGCGTACATAACCGCCGTCGGTCACCCGGATGAACCGCACCTTCGGAGGTGGCGGGGCGATGATCCGGACGTTGTCGAGCTGGAACTGCTTGCTCGCGGCCGCGCTGTCGATGAAGAACTCGATCGAACCCATCGTGACGTCGGAGGCCAGCCAGAATTCGGTGAACCAGTCGGTCCTGGTCGTGGATAGTCCGGGATGCGGCAGCAGCCTGTTGTCGGTCACCTTGCCGTTCTTGTCTCGGATCAGCACCCGAAGCCGCCAGTAATTCGTATTCGACGGACTCGGCGGGCTCGGCGGATCGTTGGTCAGAATTGAGAAGTAGATCCGAATCATCCGGCCACCCGGAATCTGCTCTGCAGCAGCCAGCGTCCGCTTCACCGCCTGCCCGCCGGCAGAGGTCCAGGCGAGCTTCAGATCACGCGTCCCCGACAGCGGGGAAGTGGTGTTGAGGGTTAGGGTCCCTGTGCCCTGTGAGACAGTCCAGGCGCCCTCTGTGATCGTCGGCGCGCCCAGTCCCGCATTGTCTGTACCCACCCAGACTGCGAGGCCCTGAGAGGCCGTGGAGAGCGCCGAGAGCAGCTGCGTGTTGGCGATCGAGAAGCCCTCTTGCGCTGCGCCGGCCACCGGGGTCGTGGAGTCGACGTTCCCGAGCAGCAGCACCTTGAAGTTGACGTTGTCGTCCGAGGCGTTCACACCGGTCAAAGTGACCGTGACCGTCATGCCGGTTTGAGCTCCGGAGGAGTACATGTAGGCGATCGCCGAGCCGCCGTTGATAGACCCGGCCTCCTTGTGGCCACGCTCCACCACCTTGACCACGGTGAGGCTCTTGTTGTTGGTCACCGTGACCTTGTCGCCGGCGGCATCGGCCGTCGCTGCGTCGTAGGAGATGAGCACCGCGACGAGCGTGTTGGCCGAGGTGTTGAATGTTGCTGTGGCGGCGCCACCGAGAGCGGTCGTGGAGGTCACTTGGGCAACGGTGGCGCTGTCCACCGTGACCGCGGTGCCGGTCGACTTGAACACACAGCCGGCCCACTGCAGAGCGGTAGCCGAGGAGCCCGGCGCGTCGTAGGTGACCTGGTGCAGTCCCTTGCAGGAGACAGGCTTCCAGGCGAACGCCCCGGAGATTCCGTTGGCGTTGTGGGTGACCGGGGTCGCCACCACCTCGAAGTCGTTGGTCCACCAGTACTTCTCCGGGAACTGCGCCCGCAGGAAGACGCCGCGACGATCCGAGGGGTAGCGCGCGTCCAGTTGCCCGTCCGCCGACGTGTCGGTCAGAACGACCATTACTTCCTCCCCCTGCCGATCTTCGCGGCTGCATCCCCGAGCACCCCGTCGGCTTTCTCGATCACGTACGCGTCGAACTCCCGGCCACCGACCGAGAGCGTCAGCTTGTTCGGGAACTTCGCGGCCCGCTGCTGTGGCACGACGATCTTAGGAACAGAATTCGGTGTCACCCCGGACATCGCCGTCACCGGAATGTCTGTGGTCAGCCCGCGCAGCGTGTCCTGGAACGGCGCGAACTTCGACTCAAGCCCCTTGATCAGACCCTGCATGATCAACACGCCGTTGTCGTAGAGCAGCACCTTGTCCTTCTTCGGCGGGCCCTTGCTCTTCGGAATCAGCTTCGTCAGGCTCTGCAGCTTGGCCCGAGCAGTATCGATCATGGAGTCGATGCCGGCGATCAAGCCGCGGATGATGTCCTTGCCGGCGTTGATCAGCCAGGTGCCGGCGCCGGAGACGGCCGAGACCACTTTGTCCTTGATGGTCCGTACCACGGCGATCGCCCGGTTTACTGCCGACCTGATGGCGGTGACCACGGCGTTCCACACCCGAGAGGTGGTCGACTTGACCGCGTTCCAGGCGGCCGAGATCGCCGCGCGGATGCCGGCGGTCCGTGCGTACACCGTCGAAGCTGCAGCAGCGATCGGGGTAACGATCCGAGCCCGGATCACCGCCCAAGCCGCTGCGGTAGCGGCCTTGATCGCGTTCCACACTGCCGAGACCACAGCACGGATGGCCCGGATCCGGGCCCCCACGAAGGCCACTATCGGCCCGAGCACGGCCGCCGTTGCCGCCTTGATCGCGTTCCACCCGGCGATGAAGGCCGCCTTCACGATGGCGATCCCGGCGGCCACTACCGCCTTGATCCCGTTCCACACCGTGGAGACGATCGTGGTCAGTCCGGTCCAGAAGATGTTCCAGCTGGCCTTCACCCCGGCGATCCAGGCCAGGAACACGAACTTTATGGCCGCCAGGGCCAGCTTGATGATGTCGCCGATCAGCCCGAGAGCGTTGAGCACCAGCTGCCCGAGCGGACCGGACCAGAAGGCGGTCCAGACGGCTTTTATGAAGTTCAGGCCGGTCATGATGATCGTCTTCACGGTGGTGATCGCCGTGGTGATGAAGGTCCAGATCGCCGTCCAGGCGCCCACCACTACGGCCTTGACCGTGTTCCAGATCCCGACGAAGAACCCGACCAGGGCCGACAGCGAGGCCTGCACCTGGCCAGCCCCGGTATCCGCGGCCGCCTTGGCCCCGGTGAAGAAGCCGATGATGCCGGCCACGAACTGGGCGATGGCCGCACCGATCTTGATGAAGAAACCGACCACGGGGCCGAGCACGCCGATCAGCCCGGTGGCGATCCAGGTCGCGAACTTGATGAACGGCGGCAGCAGCTTGCCGGCCACGAAGGTGGCGACCTTGATCAAGGCGAACAGCAGCACCCCGACCAAGATCACGGCCACCTTGACGATGGCAAACTGGAACTTCAGCCAGGCCGCAACCAGTGGTGCAACGGCCCGCCCTACCGCGACCAGGTTGGCGAACAACGGCTTGAGTGCCGTGCCGAGCTGTTGGAAGGCCGGTGCAGCGGAATGCGCTGCGGAAGAGATTTGAGCGAAAGCGGTACCCAGTGCCGAGAGAATTTGTCCGCCGGCTTCCCGCAAAACCGGCATTACTTGCGCCTGGAAGACCGCCGCTAGTTCCTTCAGCGCGTTCCACAGGATCCGTGCGCCGGCGCCCAGCTGGTTGAAGACGGTGACCGCCCCACCCCCCTGGATGCCACGGAAGCCGTCGGCCACCTGGCCCAGCGCCACCTTGGCGGCCGCCAGTGCCTGGAGGAAGACGCCCTTGATCACCTGGCCGGACTTGATCACCAGGTCGTGGAAGGGCTTGTACTTCTTGAACAGGATGGTTACGGCGGCGATCACGCCAGCGATCAGGGCGCCCCACGGACCGAAGGCGAAGCCGATAGCCACACGAAGGATGCCGAGCGCCCCGACCAGGGTCCGGATCCCCTTGAAGACGAAGAGCGCGAACTTGCCCATCCGGCCGAAGACGGTGATGGCCCGGCCGCCGGCGACCGACAGGGCGCCGAGGATGCCTGCCCCGCCACGGAAAGCAGCAAAGCCACGAGTGAAGATCGAGAAGATGCTTTTGAGTGCTGTGAACCCGAGAAACTTGGCCAGCAGCGGCACCAAGACGAACAGCAGTTTGATGGCGATACCGGTCAGCAGCGACAGCCCACCCCCTAGCGCCACCACCACGGTGAGGAACTTCTGAACCCCCTCGGGGGCGTTGTTGAACACGTTGACGGCCCGAGTTATGAGGTCAACGACCTTGGTCACTGCGGGCAGGAAGACCCGGCCGATGATGATTCCGGCGGTCTCGAGTGAACCCTTGAGCTGCTCCAGCGAGCCCTTCAGGTTGTCCATCCGGGTCGCGGCCACGCCGGCGGCCGTCACCTTGCCCATGGCCGCTGCCATGTCGTTGAAGCCCTTGGTACCGGCCTTCGACACCACAGCCGCGGCGCGGATCGCGTCGGAGCCGAACAGGATCTCCAGGTTGGCCAGCTTCTGTTGCTGCGTCTGGCCCTTCAGTGCGTCCTGGAGCACGCCGGCGATGTCGGCGAACGACTTGGCCTTGCCCTTGGCATCGAAGAAACGGTTGCCCGCCTCTTTTGTGATGATGCCCAGGTCCTCCATCAACCCCTTCTGCTTGTCCGTGACGGGGTTGAGGTTGAGCAGCATGGTCTTGAGCGAGGTACCGGCGTCGGAGCCCTTGATGCCGGCGTTGCCCATGAGCGCGATCGCGGTGGCAAGGTCATCGAAGCCCTGGCCGGCCAGGTTCGCGGCCGCGCCGCTCTGGGACAGCGATTGGGCGAATTGCTCGACGTCGATCGCGCTGGCGTTTGCTGCGCCGGCGATCTGGTCGGCTACGTGGGGGAGCTCGGCCGCGCTGAGATTGAACACCGACATCGCGTTGGCAGCGATCTCTGCTGCCCGGGGCAGATCGATCTCGCCGGCGGCCGCCAGGTTGACTGTGGCGTCTGCAGCGCCGTTCAGGGCGTCCTCGACCGAGACCCCGGCCTTGATCAGCTCCTCGATGGCCTGTGCGGCTTCACCAGCGCTGAACTTGGTGTCTGCACCGAGACGTAGGGCCGTCTTCGCAACGGCGTCCATCTGGTCGTTCGTGGCGCCTGAGACGGCCTTGATGCCGGACAGCGACTGCTGGAAGTTGGCAGCTGCATTGATGGCGAGACCGAAGCCGCCGGCGGCCACCGCGCCGATCTTGGTCAGCTTGTCGCCGACGTCCTGCAGCTCGTGGACCCGGTCGGCGACGACGTTGAAGAAAGCGTTCGCAGCCGCTTCGGCAGTGGCAAAGCCTGCCTTGGCACCGCTGCCGTCGATGACGATCCGGCCGCTTGCGGTGCCCAGGTTTACCTGGCCCACTGCTCCCCCTAGACCACTACCTCTTTCGCCGGGTCACGGAATCTCTTCCTTGGCCCGGGTGAGTCGGTGGCCTCGGGGATCCATCTTTGGAGGATCCTTCTTCGACTCGCGGCTATTGCTTTCTCAGTCTTGCCCTTGGCGCCGTCCAATTCGGCCGACAGGGCCGAACCGAAGATCACCACCGCCCGATCGAAACAGAACGCCTGCACCGTTTCGGTGATGCCGTACAGCTGCGAGGGGCGACATCTCAAATCTTTAGCGAGCTGATAGGCCTGCCAGAGATTCCGAGAATTCGTCACGAAATCGCTGCAGGTCTGATGACCCTCCAGTGATCACCTGGAAGAGAAAGATCTTGTCGTTGAGTTGGATGCGGTCGCTGTAGACCCGGCCGGGCTCGCGCTCGGGCCTCGGAATGACCTTGCCCTCGTCATCCTTGTAGAACAGGACCGGCGGGTCCACGAAGCACTTGACCGCTACCCGGTCGAATGCGTCGAGCGCCTCCTCGACCTTGGTCGGGTCGTTGGCCATGTCCCGGATCGCGTTCTCGTCCATGCCCTGGCCCTTGTCGACCGCCTGCGAGGCGATCACCGACAGCGAGTCGCCGAGGAGCCCCTCAGCGACCAGGGTGGTCAACTCGATGCGTTCGATCTCCGCGCTGAGACCACTGGGAAACTCCAGGATCTCGGTGTCCTCAGCCGCCCACTCGGCCGCCGATGACACTCTTGCCGGCTTTCGATCGGCCGGCGCTTTCTTCGCTGCTGTTGCTCGCTTGGCGGGGTTCCCGCTGCGGGCAGCTGAAGCTGGCATCCATGTGCTCCTTACGCTTCGTCTGTTGGTGTCGACTACGGAATTGCGGCCGCAGTCTCGTTCTGGATGAGGTTGTAGGTCTCATCGATGTGGCCAGAGGTCTTGGAGGGCAAGCCCTCGCCGGACGCCTGAGTCAGGAAGAACTGACCGTTGGAGAACTCGCCGGACACCTTGTCGGTGAGCTTGGCCCGCCAGATGATGCAGTGGACGTCGCCACCGCTCTCTGAGAAGACCTGCCCCTCGATCTTGAAGTCGGGACGAGCATCGGTCGCCTTCTTAACGTAGGTCTTGACCTGGTTCGGGGTAGTCCCCGAGTTGGTGACCGTTCCGCCGGCCATGACGGCCAGAGCTTCCAGGCTGATACCACCAGATTCAAGCTCCCACTCGATGACAGACCCGCCACCCTTTGTCGCGACCTTCTTGTCATCGCCCTCTAGGTCCTCGAAGTCCTCAGACTCTTCAAAGCTGAGGGTTCGAGCGTTTGGGAGATCGACAGAAGTACCCCCGACAACTCCGGTTCCGGAGACCGTCGAGAGCTTGATGTCGCGAATGCCATACGGAAGAGTCTCGGCGAGCGCCATTGACTACTCCCCCTTTCGCGTCACTGGGTCCTTGAACTTGCGGGTTTCCAGGAGGACACCAGTGGTGGCACTGAACCGGTGAATGACTACCTTTCCGGTGCCTGCGCCGCAGAAGACCGATCTGCACTTCACATCGAGGACGCCATCCCCGAGTAGGCCGAAGAGCAGGCCGGACTCACAGCGGAGTTCTTGCACGAGAATCTTATGGGTTGGAGGGGGTCACGCAGGCGATTCGGCGGCCGCGTCGCCCTTCAGCTCGGTGACCTTGAACTCGTCGCCGTGGGTCTTGAAGTAGTCCAGCAGCGTCGGGTCCGGGTCATCGATCAGCTGAGCCGCACCGCGGTACCAGCGGAGGTCCTTAGGAGCCTTCACGCCGAGGTCCTTCTCCAGATGTGACCTGCTGAGAGTGCGGTCTGTGACCTCTGCCCCAGCCGCGATGTACTCGACCTTGTAGGTCTTCGACATTACGAACTTCCCCCTATGAGATTGAACGAACTTGATCTTGTGATGCCGCCGTACTCTTCGGCTGGAAGATCAGGTGAGTCGCCGGTCCAATCTATCTGAGCGATGTGCTCAGACCCGACGACACGATGTGCGACCGCGACCAAATAGTTGCGGAAGTCCCTGAGTGCCTTGTCGATGCGTAGGTAAGAGCCGGGTTCGTCGTAGAACCACACTTCCAGGCCCGGCACCGACCTGCCCGAGACACTGGGGATGCCGGCGCGGTAGCGGTGCACGATGAAGGGGAAGTCCGGCTGATCGTCCACCACAGAGCCCTGCAGGATGCGTGACGGCAGCCAGACGGTCGGGTCGACCTCTGCCAGCAGCGTCTGCACAACCGTTCTCATATCCGCTCCAAGAGGTTGCTGTACTGCTGCATCACCCTAGGGCCCATCACGTCGATTGTCGGCTGGATGATTGCGTACTTGCCCGAATGGGCGATCTCGAGCCAGATGCCGTAGGAGACCTGGTGGTAGAGCAGGATGCCGATCTCGTCGCCCTCCTGGTAGGCGTGCGCCGCGAGGCCGTTCCGGGCGTTGCCGGTGCGGTCGGTCCAGGGTGCGTTGTTCTTCATGTAGGCCTCGACCTGCGGGGCCATCCGCTGCGCGGTGATCATGGCGGCACGCTTCACCTTCGCCGGGCCGCGCTTCAGGTTCGGGCTCAGCCCGTCCTTCCAGATGATGCTGCAGAACTGGCCGGCGACATCTATCGCGAACTCGTCGGCGGCCATCAGCTGTCCTCGCGGACCCTGACGTCGGCCTTGGTCTCATAGGCCGGGGACCGGCGGATGCTGAACACCTCATAGGTTTCGCCGGCGTAGTTGAAATAGTCCTTGCGCTGCAGCAGCAGGCCGGGCTCGCCGATCAGCACGAAGTCGGGCCGGTCCAGCTCGCCGTTGGTGGTCTGGGTGACCGGGTTCGAGGTGGCGTTGTCGGCGCCCTGGGGTACCATCCGCACCACCTTGCCGGCGTGCACCGAGGTGGGGGATCCGTTGCGCTTCTTGCCGCCGGCCCCGTCGGAGATGTACAGGTCGCGCCAAATATCCACCACCGAGGGGTCGGCGTTGATGAAGGCTAGCGTGTTCGCGACGTTGAGTTCGTACTCGGTCATCTCGTCATGACTCGCGAGCGCGCCGTGCTCGCGGTGGTGGCCACCTGCTCGGTCGCATAGAGGTTGCTGTAGAGCTCCAGCATCTCCTTGGCCGTTGCATGGGCCTGGCTGTTCTTGCGGCTGGAGCCGCTTTCGGTGATGTCCACGAGCGAGGCCGTGGCCGACGCTTCAGCTGCCCAAAGGTCGGCCGCGGCCCCATTCATGCCCTTGACGTCGATCAGGGTCGACAGCTCGGCATCGGTGTACTCGCCCACGGGGGCGATCCGCTTGAGCTTGACCAGTTCTGTCTGCGACGCCATGGTGTTGCCTTACTCGGGTACCGGGTGATTCTCTCCGATGACGCTGTCGCCTGCGTTCTCGTTGATCGAGATCGGAGCGTCCACCTTGTTGGTGCCCGCCAGACGTGCGTCCTCTTCCTGCAGCCGCTGTACCAGCTCGGCCTTGCTTCCGCTCTTGTCGAGCTGCCGGCTGACCGCCAGCTCCCGGAGCGACTTGATGTTCAGGCTGTCGTACTCGCCCGAATCTGCCTTCGCCTCTACTTCGGCCACTGCCTTGGCTTCGACTTCCGCCATGCGATCCTCGATGTCATCGACACCGTGAACCTGCTTGGCTTCCTCGATCAACCACGGACGCTGCCGAAGGTAGGCGACTGAATCTACGTCGAGATTGTCGACGTCGATCTCTCGTGCCATGTGCTCATTCCCTTCAGTGATTCGGGGAGAAGGGCTCGGCTGGTGTGAGGCCACACGGACCAGTCGAGCCCTTCAGCTCCCCCGCGCGGTTAGACGTAGATGGACGGAATCGTGTAGGTGCCCGATGCAGTCACCTGCATCACGACGCCGCCGCCACGCTGCCGGATGCCGGTGCCGAAGCCGCGCTGATAGAACGAATCGATCAGCGGGTAATCCGGTACGGCGCCCTTGACGAGGCGCAAACCACGCAGCTGCGCGTTGGTGTGCTCGCGCAGGCCGACCAGGTTCCGAAGGTTCGCGCGGCCGCCGCTTCCGATGCCCAGCATGTAGCCGGCCGGGATGAAGTCATCCTCGACAATCAGCCACGGGCCATAGGAACCGATGGCGCTCAGCCCGGCGTAGGTGTTCTGCGGCTGTGAGCCACCGAACAGAACCACATCGATCGGGAGGTATGCGGCCGGGGTGCCTACTGACGGGATGAAGTCATAGGTCGCGCCCGATGCCACCCGGAAGGTGCGGATCGTGTTGCCTTGCTGGCGGTTGACGAACAGGACGTGACGGACACCGTTCTCGGTCGAGTAGCCCTTGGCCCGCAGCTTCTCGTACATGTCGGTGAGATCGTCGTGCTGCACCGTCGCGTTGCCCGAGGTGATGTAGTGCGTCTCGGAGCCGGTGAAGGTGTTCGTCTTGTACGGCGGTGGCACGGTGCCATCGGCGTTGTAGAGCGGGTAGACGTTCACGGCCTGGCCGTTGATGTCCGCCACTCGGTTGACGTTGTTGAAGACCGCCTTCATCACTGCAGAGAACAGGAGGTTGTTGTCGGCCTCCAGCACCTGCGCGTTGATCGCCTGGATCTGGTTCAGTGGCGCGTCGGCCAGGAACTTCCAGGTGAAGCGGGCTCCGATGTCGTACCAGTCGAAGTCGTAGCCAAGGTTGAAGAACGCGCCGGCCGGACGGATGCCGCGAGGCTCGCCGTACTCGGACGCCTTCTCGAAGTTGGCGTACTGGATCTGCGGTACGCGCTCGATCAGGTCAGTGACCGGGAAGGTCAGCAGGTCGATGAAGACCTGGCGCTGAGCGTTGACCAGTGCGACCGCCGACTGGAACTCGTTCCAGATGTTGTTCAGGTCAAACCCGTCAACAGTCTGGGTGATGATGTCGTTGGCAGCGTTGTACCCCTGTGGGGTGGCTGCACCCGAAGCGGAGAATCCTCTCCACCCGAGCTTGCTGAGGTAGCTCATTACAGAGTCACCACCAGACGGTCCGCCTCGACGGTGAAGCCGCCGCGGGTGTTCGATGTGGTTGTGGTGGTCAGAAGGCCAGTGGTCGCGTCTGCGTAGTACTGGGTTCCGGCGGCGAGACCTGTGTCTTCGATGATCTCTGAGCCGTTGCCGATGATGTCGCAGCGCTGCCCTGCCTTGTAGTTGGTCTTATCGGCGATGATCACGCCGATAATGAGTCCAGCCGCGCCCCCTCGTACGACCTTGCCGGTGCCGTTGATGCTGACACCGATGACCTTGTTCCAGTCAGCCTGGGCAATGTCGGCGTTGAGGGTGCCACGGGTGACTCCGACCGCAGATTCGGTCTTGTCGACCCGAGCAGTCATGCCTTGTGGCTCTCTTTCTTGATCGGGAACTCCGAAGAGTTGTCGTCCGGACCCCGATCAAAGGAGCCTCAGGTCGTCAGTACGGCCGGTGGTGCCTCAGAGCGGGGTATGTCGCAGCCAACTTCTCGAAGTCGGGCTTCGTCGGGTCCGGAGTGCCGCCTTGCGGGGCGTCGCCGGACTTCGGCGGGGCCTTCTTCTTGGGTGTTGGCGGTTCATCGGTCGCCACGAGCCACGGGCTGTCCTTGGCCAGCTTCTCGATGGCGGCCTTCAGGACGTCGGGATTTGTTACCTCGCCGTCCTTGACCTCGACTGCTGAGAGATCGACCAGCTTGAGAGCCGCAGCTGCGTCGTGCCAGATCACAGAGTTGCTGGACAGGAATGCGTTATGGATTGCGAGCCTGCGAGTGGTCTCCTGGAGCGCCGCGACTTCTTGCTCTTTCGTGACCAGAGCGGCCTTGACCTTCTCTGAATCACTGAGCTGGGACTCGTCGGCTTTCTTTTTGAACTCACGCAGTTCATTCAGCTCGCGCTCGGCTTCCGCCATCCTGCGATCGTGACGTTCTCTTGCTTCCGTCAAGGATCGAATCACTGCTTCGGGATCGCGGGGTTTCCCGTCTCCCTCAGGCGGTGGATTCGTTTGCCCCTCTCCGGCGCCGCCGGGTGCGGGATCTCCTTGGCCAGCCGGATCGGGGTCGGGCGCCGCCCCACAGACCGAAAAGCTGTGCCAAAGAGGAAGATCGAGTTCGAGTCGCCGACTCAGGCTCTGCAATGTATCCCCCTGGATGATCGAGATCGTACACGGGATTTGTCTCGTCAAGCTGCTTCCGCGAACCGGCGTGCCGCCGCTGAGAGCCCCGTGATCAGCGCGACCTTAGCAGCGCCGCCGGCGATTTCCTGCCACCTCGTGGGCGTGTAGTCGTCTGTTTCTTCGAATGTGCCGAATCGCTCAGCCTGATCTAGGTATCTGTCGTAGGCTCCGCTGCGGAGATTCCGGTAGAACCGGGCGTTGTCGACCGACGCCGGCACGATGTAGCAGAGGCAGAGTGGATGGGGCTTCGACGGGACGTTGTTCTTCTGATAAGTGCCGCGGCCGAGGCCACCGTTGCGCTCCGCAAGATCATTACAAATGTCAGTTCTGGGATGAGAGCCCGACAGGTGCCACTCGTATCCCTCCACCCACGGCATCTCCCGGGTGTATCGAATGGAGGTCTGATGGAAGGCGTTGTTGATCTCGGTCCTGGCGAGCCGCATAGCCGCGTAGGAGACCCCGCCCCGCACGTCCGGACTTACGAAGTCACGAACGACCGAGGCCAGCTCCTGCGCCGTGAGTCCACGCAGCAGGCCTTTGGCTATCTCCCGGTCGAGCCTGCCGGAATGCAGGGCGATATTCTTCCAGACACGGCTGGAGAGTGACCGAAGTGACTCTTCCCGGCTAATGAAGCTATCAACGCCCGCACGGGCGCTGGCAAGGAGCGATCTCTCCAGCCCCAGACCGTCGGCGTGTGCCCCGAACAGCTTCTGCAGCGGGGGCATGGCTTCCAGTGCGGCCTTGGCCGTCTCCTTCTCCCCGAAGATCACCAGATGCCCGGTGCCCTCCCACACGTCCTGCATCGACTTGTGCAGCTCGCGGGCCAGCAGCTGCTGCTGACGGGCCCTGGTCATCTTGGCGAAACCCTTGGTTTTCATCATGGTCTCGGCCTGCTTGCCGGCGTCGTCGGCGGCCTGCGCGAGCAGCTTCAGGATGGCCCGGTCGGTGGTCTGGGTGTGCCGTGCGAAGGTCTTGATCGGCGCTTCGCCGGGGACGATCCGGTAGCGCCGTGAGGTACGCCACTTGCTGCCGAGTCCGCGTGTTATCTCCCGCATGATCTGAGACACCGGATATAGGATCGTCGCTTGGCGCTGAGAGATAACCCCGAGGTCTCGAAGTACCTTGATCAGCTCCGGGCTGAGGACTCCCTCGCTGAGTAGTAGGCCCCGAGCTGCCCAAGACTCGTAGTTACGGCCAGCAGCCACTTTGCGCCAAACCCCGAGCCCCAGGTCTGAGACATGACTCCACAGCTCGTAGCGTTCAGGGCTGATAACACCGGCCCGGACCAGGTTCTTCAGCATTCGCCGACCCAGAAGGTTGTCGAATGTGACCCCCAGAACGTCCCAGACGTCGTCCAGCGCGCGTGCCTCGTTGACCGTGTCCCGAGTGATCCTGCCGGCAGAGATGACCGAGCGCAGTACCTGCCCCCGACGGACCGACTTGATCAGCAGTTCCCTGATGATGGCCGCGTCCGCCGAGGACAGTCGAGTCCGGCCTTGCAGGAGAGCGTTCCGGACCAGATCGATCGTCTCATTGTCCAGCGCGCGCAGGTAAGCCACCATCTCGGAGCTGAACACGTCATCGAAGATCATCGCCATGCGCTCGTAGATGTGGTCGGTGTTCATCGGCGCCGGCAGCAACCGGTTCGCCACCCGAAGCGTGATCCGCAGCAGATGGGCGTCCCTGGTGCCGACCAGGTTGTACTTGGTCAGCAGGTTGATAGTGCGGACCGAGATCAACTCCGGGGCCACGACCATGATCCGCTGCAGCAGCGAGCGTCCGCGCAGCGGACTGATCTTGTGCCGGCCAGCCACTCTGCGAAACACCGAGACGTGCCTGGAACTGAGCAGCCCTGCCGCGACCAAGCCGTCAACGAAGTTGAGATCGGTGCCCAGCTCGGGTACTGCGATGAAGAGCCGCTCGAGAATCAAGCGGTCCCAGTTCATGCCGCGGCCGCGTCATTCGGCGGGGGCGCCCCGCCGGCCTCCTGGTCCAGGCGGTTTCCGCCGGCGTCGCCGCCCAGGGCGTCCAGCTGCTCCTGCTGCCGCTTGAAGTTCTCGTCGGCTTCCTTCTGCGCGGCCGCGATGAGTTCGTCCGGATCGCCGAGGTCGTAGCCGAGCTCGTTCAGCTTCTCGATGTACAGCCTGGTCGGGATGATGCCGGCCAGCTGCAGGTCGGAGTAGACCTGGCGGTCCTTGTCGACGTCGCGCGGCAGCTTCGGCCCGACTACCGGGATGACCTCCATCTCCAGCGGCAGCGCGATGCCCTCGTACGCCGCGAACCAGTCCTTCATGTCGTGGAAGAGCTGACGCAGCTTGGCCAGGATGAAAGCGTCCTTGTTGATCGCGTCGTCCAGCAGCGGAGCCAGCCGGATCGACAGTGCGATCCCGGACTCGGCCATGGCTGTATCGACCTCGCCGAGCGCCACACTGGAGATGCCGGCGGTCGACTCGGCCTGGTCCTGCAGGTATTTGTAGTGATCTTGGCTGGCCTGGATGCTGGTGACGCCCTGGACCCGGTTGAACTGGTCGGTCGCGGACTTGCCCTCTTCGCCTCCG